TTTCAAAATGATATAAATAAACTAACAGAAGAACAACCAGAGTTTGATGACCTATTCAAATCCGAAGATGGTCAACACCCACTGGTAATTCAACTGTGGATGCAAGAAGAGATTAGTTTAGAGACTGTTGTTATTCTTAATTCCTTGATAGGGTTTATACCTAGAGAATCCAAACTAATATCAGATACATTAATTTGGCCTGATATTAAAAGGAAAATCGAAAAGTATAGTCCCTTTGTAAGCTTTGATAGTACTAAGATGAAACTTATTTTACTAAAAGGGTTTACAAATACATTATAATATGTTATAATATAACTATATCATGCATAAAGTGGATAATACAGAAAAGTCGCAAGACTTAATACAACGCAATACAGGAGAAATACAATGTCATTTGCAAATCTAAAGAGCACACGAGGCTCATCAATCGATAAACTCGTTAAAGCTGCAGAAGCAGTATCCACAAAACCAGAAACTACATCTTATGAAGATGATAGGCTATGGAAACCTACCAGAGATAAAGCAGGAAATGGTTACGCAGTAATCAGATTCTTGCCAGCTAAGGAAGGTGAAGATTTACCTTGGGTAAGATATTGGGACCACGGTTTCAAAGGTTCTACTGGCCTATGGTATATTGAAAACTCCTTAACTTCTATTGGACAGCAGGACCCAGTGTCAGAGTCAAACTCTGTACTATGGAACTCTGGAAGAGATGAGGATAAGCAAATTGCAAGGGATAGAAAAAGAAGATTACATTATGTAAGTAATGTTTTAATTGTTTCTGACCCAAGCAACCCAGAAAATGAAGGAAAGGTCAAACTGTACAAGTTTGGTAAGAAAATCTTTGACAAAATCATGGAAGCTATGCAACCTGCTTTTGAAGATGAATCACCTTGTAATCCTTATGACTTCTGGGAAGGCGCTGACTTTAAAATCAAAATCAGAAAAGTAGAAGGTTGGGTAAACTATGATAAATCAGAATTTGCTACACCAAGTGCTTTATATGATGGAGATGAATCAAGACTTGAGGAAGTGTATAATCAACTTCATAATTTACAGGACTTTTTAGACCCTAAAAATTATAAAACATACGATGAGTTAAAAGCCAAACTCAATAGAGTATTAGGAGTTGATGCTGGAATGGTTGAAACAGACCCATTCGAGGCAACTACACCTACAGCAGAAGCACCATCAATGACCACTGCAGAAGCAGAATCATTTGGACAACCTGCTGAATCAGAAGATGATACATTAAGTTATTTTGCTAAATTGGCTAAAGAGAGCTAAAGAGCTCATTAGAGCTAGTGCTTTCGGAGGGGACTGAATGGTCCCCTTTTTTTTATCTGTCGTCCTGGAGCGAACTACCGATATCTGATTTTTGATTGTTTTGAACTATTACAGAAGTATTTGCAACACTTGATGCATTACCACCAGTGACTATATTAGTGGCGTTACCTCCAGTTTCAGCCATCTTTAATAAGGCATTTTCAACTGACATATTACCTACAGTCATACCTTGTATTGGTCCTGGAGTAGACATGGAAACTCCTCCAGCATTCATGTTTAAAGCACCTCGTAATCTTTCAATACCAGCCGATGCATTATCCATATCATCTTGGAAGTTTTTTATACCAACAAACTTTTCTTTAAATATAAAACCCTCGGAACCACCTACTATTGCAAGTTCAAGTGTTTTAGAAGCGGCATATAAATCCTTTGCTAATTTTTTCGCATCAAAATCAATATTAACATTTGAAAATTTACCCAAGGCCATAGCAAAATCATCAAATGCATCAGCACCTGCTTGTACATCTGCAGCATTTTTACCTAATTCAATTGCCTGGTCAACTGGATTTTTTGTACCAGTAAAGAATGATACAACACCTGCTCCTAAGTCTGCTATTGCATTTAATCCTTTACTACCAGCAAAGGCTGCCAAGCCTAAACCTAAATCAGTTAATGCTGTTTTTACTGCTTTACTTTTTTCTATATCGGCCCCATCGCCCATTGATAATAATGTTTCAACTTCTGTCTTAATATCGTCTGCAAAATTATCACCAGCAGTAAATTTAGTAAATGCATCAGAAATACCTGCTGCACCTTTACCTGCTGAAAATGCAATTAAACCAGCACCCAATGCAGTCATTGTTCCTATAAAATTCTTAAGGCCGCCTTCTCCTAGTCCTGCACCTGGTAAATTAGGGATTGTTAATAGTGTTTCAACTTCGTCCTTAATGTCCTGTGCAAAGTTTTCACTACTGAATTGAGTTATGGCACCTGCGGCTCCGGAACCTGCTTTACCTATGGCAAATGCAACAAGACCAGCTCCTAATGCAGTCATTGTTCCCACAAATCCTGCCTTTTCTGGGTCTGTTTTTGGTACTAAATTAATTGATAATAATGTTTCAACTTCTTTTTTAATATCCTCTGCAAAGTTTTCACCTTGACTAAATTTGGTAATTGCGTCTCCTGCTCCACCTGCGGCCTTACCAATACCAAATGCGGCCAAACCAAGACCTAATGCACTAAGAGCAACACCAAGCTTTGAACTACCACCTAATAAACTTTGTCCTTGTTCACTTACGGCAGATTCAATTGATAATAAACTAAGAACATTGTCCTTAATTCTATCAGTCCAACCTTCATCAAGAAATTTATCAACGGCACCCGAAACACCTGCACCTATACCTAATGCTGCAAGACCTATACCAATACCGGTCATTGCTAATGCCAACGAACCACCATCAACTAATAAATTACCACCTTGTTTTTCAACCTCTTGGTTAATACCAATTAAGTCCATGATATTTTTCTTAATTGCAGGAACATCCATTGTTTCAAATGTTTCAATTAATTTAGGAGCAGTTGCAAATACTGCGGCAATACCCACACCTATAGCACCAACACCAATACCAGCACCACCAACCATTTTACCAATATTACCTAGTAAAGCACCGCCTCCATTTTTTTCACTAGCTGTTGCTGTGGCAGCTGCAGTATCCTTAGGCAGTTGTCGTAATTCATCGCGAATCTCTTCAAAGATGGACATTCTTTCTCGGTTGTCCTCCATACCTTGAAGCTTTTGTGAATCAATTATATCTTGGAAGTTTTCAAAACCATATACCGTACGCGCTTGAAAGTCATTCATGACCTTCTGCATGTTTTTCATTTCTAATAAATGTCGCCTTGTATTTTGACTATCGATAGCAATTTTGGCCGTGCTCTTATTGTTGGCCTCCATTACCTCGATTAATGTGGCAATACCTTTAGTTCCTGGTGCGTCTTTTTTTGGTTTATTATCTTCCGCCATTTGTTACTTTCCTATTTACCGCCGAATGCTCTTCCAGCTTCTGATATACCAAATGCACCAAGTGTTATAACCACAAATGATGTATAAATTGTATCAGAGATTACTAAATCTTGTCCCATAAATGCTGTAACTAAATCACATACTCCAAAAACAACCATTAAGAAAAATGATATAAAGCCAATAATAGCTTTTTCATTTACATCATTATCATCTAAAAAGATGTCCTTCCATGTTCTTTTAGGTGGTGCAAGTCTTTTCTTTGCCTCTGCGGCTTCTAATTGCATTTCCTTAATCATATCTTCAGATTTATCAAGCTTATCAATTAAAGCCATATACTTATCTAAATCGATTTCAACTTCGTTACGACTATTGTCTTGTCCTTCAGCCATTATCTTCTCCTATTATTCATTTTTTGAATCTTTTCGTTTTCTTCTTTAATATGTTCCTGGAGTAGAGCTAAATATATCTCCCTCTCCCACGGCATCATACTTTCTATCTCAGTTAAACTGTACTTATGATGTTGCATTAATGCAAAGTTTGTTTGGTAAAAATTTTCCAAACTCTCATGCGAGAGGCTTATGTAAAAAAACTATTTAGTCCTCTTAACTCAACCACATTCGTATGTTTACATTTATCACACTCATATTCAGTTTTATAATATACAGCAGGTACTTCCTGTAAAAATCCTTGAATCATTCTAAATTGTTCAGAATTTAAGCTCTCAACAAATTGTTCAAGGTCTTTAGCACTTTCAGCATCTGCATCAAATACATTATCATTATCAAATATAGAATCAATACATTTTATAATTAATTCCATAACACCTTCGACTGAGTTAAGTTTTTCAATATCCAAAGAACCTATTAGTTCCATTGATGGATATTTCATAGTAACTCCAACTCCTGTCTTTTCATCAAGTAATATTGTACGTTCCTGATTTTGATTTATTATCTCAACATCGTCAACATTAATTGATATTGGCGTAAGACCATCACATTCTTCCTGAGTACATTTAATCTGTATGTTCATATTTTCACCTACAGATTTTGCTCTCAGTTGTAAGAATAGATATTCAATATCAAATACAGTAAGGTCTTCCAAACTGTCTAAATCATAACATGATAAAATGATATCTCTTACTGCCTTACTAATTTGCTCCATATCATTTGATTCTAAAGCAATCATTAATACCTTCTCCTCTTTTACAAGAAAAGGTCTCATATTTAAATCATTCCTAGTAGAAGGTAATTGAACCTTATACTGAGGAACACTCAATTTTGGCAAAGCCATAATATTCTCCTATATTATATTAAGTTAATGCGTCAAGGATATTAGAGACACCAGATAATCTGGTACTTGTTGGTCCTTCCGGTATATACTTATCGTAGCTAAATACTACATTCAATTCCTGCACCTCAGTTGATGCAGAATCCAATTCAACACCAGTTACTGAAGTAGGAAATGCATTCACAAGTCTTACTCCATATACTGGTTTATTTTCTAAATCCAATTGTTGTATTACAACATCGGTTGCGAAATCTTTTTTATATCCTACTTCGTACGTATCCAAATCTAGGATAGCACTTAACCAATTATCAAACATGATTTTCATATAATAATCATTTGTTAATAGGAATTTACATGTAACATCTTCATCAATAAATGCATAGGGTACAGGAACTGTTTGTTTTTCTGCCTGATAATCTAGTGTTGTTACTTGTCTGCCTGGTAGGCTGGCACTTTGGCATAATAGTGATATATCTCTTGGGTCACTAATTAAATTTTTAACATTAAATGAACCAGATAATAATGAACCTATTAATACATCTGGGTTTAAATTTAACAATGATTGTGACGGGGGTGTAAAAATAACATTAAAACGGTTACCTCTAGCCAATCCATTCTTTTGTGACACTATTGCTTTTAAATTATCGATACTGCTCATTAACTTCTCGCGATTTTAAGACTTTCATTCCAAACACCAGTTTTACCTTTTCTGACAAACTGTTCTGTTGGTAGAAATATTGCAATTTCCCAATCAGTCATTGGTACTCTTGAAAATTGTGATTTAACATGTCCACCTAGATAATGTTTAAAACACGGTTTAAATTCTTTATACTTTCTTACACCCTGTAACAAACTATATCTCATTTTTACTAATCTTGTTTTATCTGTTACTTTATCTGGAGCAAGTTTCATTAATTGGTCAAGAAATTCTGCTCTTATATCTGGTCTTAAATAGTGTAGGTTTAATCCATAAAAGCCATCTTTACCTGCAGGTTCCACAAATATTGTAAGTGGAAACCTATCGTAATATGGTAATGTTTTCTTGTGTTTTGGGTCATAAAAATACATATACATACTACCCGGTAGTGTTCTAGTTGTTTTATCTAATGCACTATCCTTTAATATTCTACTTCTGCCCGGTATTTGTAGCTCTTGTACCTTCTTTTCAAACCATTTCTTTGAATCCTTGGTCCGTGCTGTAACACCTGCTCTCTGAGCTTGGGCTTGTAATGTATCGAATAAACTTGCCATATAATCTATTTATATGGTTTTTAGAGTACTTTGATGCCTATATTTTTTAAAGTTTCTTCAGTCCACACTTGGAACTTCCAACCTTTATGTTTGGCGAATGCGTCAGCTGCTTCCCATTTATCATTATTTTTAATATATGTCAACTGTTCATTGATATATTTTTTGGTTTTGCGTGACCTTTTCTTTGGTGGTAGTGTTTGAGATTTAGGTTTAATTTCAATCAAATATGTTTCTTTATTATCCATTTGGATTAAAAGGTCAACGAAATAACGATGCAATCTTTTATCCACTGTTGATTTGTATGGTACTACTATTTCCTCTGAATTCCAGAGTTTTACTTTTGGATTGTTTTCACACCAACGAAAAGCATTTCTTTCCCATAAGGAACGAAATACCACAGTATTTGGATTTCCGATATACTTATCCGGATTCTTTATTTTGTATTTCCCTTTGTAAGCCATTATAAATAAACCTATATATGTTTATTTTATTTATATAGGAAAAAATATGGAAATTATAAGATTCCCTAAAACATTAGACGGTAATCTACCATTTGTTCAATTTCGAGTCAATGAAAGAACTTCGGAGGGTGAAGTCATATTTTACGCAATTAATTTATTTATGCCTACTGGATTTGCTACAACAGATGCTGGTAACTATGGTAATTTAGAGGCCGGAATGACTGGTGGTGCAGTCGATGCAGTACTTAAAAAGGTTGGCATAAACACACAAGGAAATGCAGAAATAACTGGTTCAGATGTAGAGGCTGCAGCATCACAATATGGTCCTGCTGCAATTGCAGGTCAAATTGGTATAGGTGGACTTGATGTTGTGGCTAGAAAGGCAGCACTTAAAAGGGGTGTTGCCGTAAATCCAAATATTTTAACAACATATGATGGACATCAAATTCGTTCATATCAATTTGAGTTTAAATTAGTCCCAGAATCAGCAGAGGACTCAAAGGTAGTTCAAAAAATAGTAGATGTTTTTAGGAATTATTCATTACCTGAAAAAACTGGTGCACTATCAATTCAATATCCAGCCACCTTTGAAATTGAATTTTTTAAAGGAGAAAAGCCAAATAGTTTTATGCCGAAAATACTCCCTTGTTTTTTAACATCATTAGGTGTAACCACAAATGCCACAACAAATATAATGCACGCTGATGGAGCACCTTTAGAAACAGATATTAGTTTACAATTTCAGGAAACAAAATCCATTACAAGGCAAGATATATATGGTGAGAGTTTTGAAGGTATTGATAACCCAAGTCAGGTTCCAGGAGGAAATGGATAATGAGTTTTTTTAAGCAGTTTCCAAAAGTAGAATATGACTTCAATCAAACTGGAGTTAAACAAAACATGGTTGATATATATCGCCATGTAAAACCTTTACCTACATTTTTAGATAGTTTTTCTGCATATAATTTCTATGAAATAAGAAATGGAGAAAGACCTGATATTGTATCAACAAGATTATATGGAACATCAGAATTTTATTGGACATTCTTTGTTGTAAATGATTTTTTACATGACGGATATAGAGCCTGGCCAATGAGTCAAGAGCAATTACAAAAATATATGGAAAAGGAATATAATGGTTTTGCAATTGAAACAAATCCAAAAACAACAAATAATTTTGAAGATAGCTTATCAGGTAGATTCACATTAGGAGAAACCATTACTGGAGCTACATCTGGAGCAACTGGTACACTAACAAAGAAAAACATTGATATGAGTCAATTGATAGTACAAAATGCTACAGGTGCTTTTATTGGAGAATTAGTTGGTATTACAAATACATCTGAATTAATCACTGGTTCAACTTCTGCAGATACTGTTTCCACATATAGAGTCTTTAAATATGCAGATGCACCATATTATTACTATAATGAGAATGATGCTGATAAGAAACCAGTTACAAATGCAGTTCATGTAGATGGTGGAGTTGCTGATAGTGATGTGGCTTATGTAACAAATAGAACACATGAATTTGAATTAAACGAGGACCGTTCAAAAATTAGATATATTGACCCTAATTATATTGGCCAATTTATTGATTCATTTAAAAAGGCAATTAATAAATAATGAGTAATCTTAATGCTAGTGTTACAGAATCATATCGAGCTGGTGCCTATACGCTAGATAAAGTACATTTATTTACTAATTTAAATAATCCAGAGCAATATATTGATTTAACCAATGTGTGCCAAAGCTTTATCATTAAAGAAAGTATCTACTCAATGGGTATTACCCTTGAATTTTTTGTTTATGATTCTAGGGGTCTTTTAGAAGCATTTAAAATAATGGGTAATGAGAAAATTAATGTTATTCTTTCTCGCCGTGATGTTGTATCAAAAGAAAAAAAGGAATATGATTTAAATTTAAGAATAGGTAAAATTGATAGTTATTCCAGGCAAAAAGAAACAATGCAGGCATTTAAATTAACTTGTGTTTCGGATTATGTTTATCACAATAATTTAATTGCTTTAACAAAACCATTTAGTGATTCTGTTGGCAAATCAATAACTGATATCTGTAAAAATAATTTAAATATTAATGAAGGTAATTTAGAAATAGCAAAAGATACTGGTAGTGTTACTGGTGTTTATCCAAGATTAAAACCACTTTCAGCCATTAAATGGTTATTAAAAAATATTACAGATAATAAAACACCATTTTTCTTTTATGAAAGAATATCAGATAATAAATTGGTATTAGAATCATATAAAACTATGATTGACAAAAATGTGTATGATGAATATACATATGAACCATATTTTGATGTACCTCTGATTGAAAAAGATTTATATGAATTAGAAAGAAAAAGAATATCAGCAATGTCCTCAGATTTAGATGTATCACAATTGGAATCTATAGCAGATGGTTGTTATGGTTCAACATTACACACATTGGATATTGCAACTAAATCTTATAAAACAGTTGAATATAATTATAATCGAGATGTTAAATTAAACGATAATGACCCATTATCAGATAATATGAAATTATTAGATACACCAATAAAAGAATTTACAAAGGGTAAAAATTTCTTTATTTCACAAAATTCACTAGCTTATGGCAATGATTTAAATAATTATAACAATGTGATTTCCTCTGGTTATTTAGATTCACATTCATATTTAAAAAATTTAAATACATTAACTATTAATGTTACTATTAATGGTGATTTTGATTTAAAGCTTGGTAATAAAATCCATGTTAGCATCAATAGGGCTGGTTCTGATGCAAAAGAAATCGCAGTGGATAAATATTTTACAGGCAATTATATTATTACTGCTATAGAACATTCATTTAAAGAAAGATATAAAATGAATTTAACATTGAAAAAGGATTCATTTGAAGATAGTATTGATGATATAATAAAAATACAAGATAGGGCTAAGGAAGTATAATGAGAGCAGATGATTTTTTAAATAATGGATTTAATTGGTTTACTGGTGTTGTCGAAGATAGATTTGACCCAGAGGAAATGAACCGTGTTAAAGTAAGATGTTTTGGTTATCACACCGAAGATAAAAATGAATTAGATACTGATAAATTACCTTGGGCTACTGTTATGATGCCAACAACGGCAAGTGGAACATCAGGAATTGGAGATACACCACACGGATTAATGGAAGGTTCTTGGGTTGTAGGATTTTTTAGAGATGGACCATCTGCACAGGACCCAATTATAATGGGAACAATTGCTTCCAAATCATCTAGTAGAAGTAAAAATTTAGGATTTACTGGTTTAAATTATCCAAAAGGAGAATATATTGACCAAAGTGATGTAAACTTTTCGGCAAGAGCAACCAAATATGAACAGGGAACATCAAATGTAGAGAGAACCAAAAAGGATTATCCTAGTATTACAACTGCTTCTCCTGCAAAAATATCAACAGTTGCTCCAGATAAGGCAGATAGTTTTTATGCCGCACAAACATGGACAGAATTAAAACCATTAAATGACCATAAACCAGATTATCCATATAACAAGGTAAACGAAACTGAAAGTGGTCATGTGTTTGAAGTTGATGATACACCAGGCAATTTAAGATTAAATAAACAACATGCTTCTGGTTCATACGAAGAAATCTATAATGACGGAACAAGACAAGTTAAAATTATTGGTGATGATTATGAAATCATTGTAGCAAATAAAAATATCCATATTAAAGGTAATATGAATATGACTGTTGATGGTGATTTACGACAATTAGTGTATGGTAATTATCACTTAGAAGTGGAAAAAGATTTTACAATGAATATTAAAGGTTCATTACAACAAGGTATTCAAGGGAATCACGAGGCTGAAATAGCAAGAAATAGAAGCATTAATATTGGTTCCAATGATAATTTATTAGTGAATAATGATTTAATACAAAATGTAGTAAATGATAATTTATTAACAATATCAAATAATTACACAATTAATACGGCAAAAAATTATGCGAATACTGCATACGAAAACATGACATTATTTGCTGGTGGTAAATATTCACAAAGTTCTGTAAGTGATTATGCAGTTGCCTCTGGTGGTAATATGTTATTTGGAACCACTGGTAATTTAACAGAAGAAGTAGATGGTACACATACAATGACTTGTGCGACTGCTGCATTAACATATAACGCTGGTGAATTAACAATTAATAATATAACACATACACAACATACACATGAAGAGGTACCAGGTACTGGTGGTGCAAGTTCTCCAACACCTGCAACACAACAAACATCTGCACCTACTACTGGGACATAAAAAATGAGTTGTTCAGAAAATAGTTTATTAAAAGGAATTAAGGATAAACAAGCACAATTGGATTCTCTTTTAGAAGGAGGAAAGGCTCAACTATCCTCAATGACTTCTAAATTAAATGAATTAAAGGCTGATTTAGAATCATTTAAACCTGAATTACCTAACATTGGTGGATTACAACAAGAGTTATTAGGCCTTGCAGCACTGACAACACCCGAAGGTTTGGCTGCAAAAATAGCAGAATTAAATGAAAAATATGGAGCAAAGGTTCCAAATTTATCAGCACTGATTAGTGGTTTAGGATTGGATAGTTTTCCACCATCAATTAGTATATCTGATATATGTGACCAAATACCAAATGTTGAGGAAAAACCTGATGGAACAATAAAAGAAGAGCCAGAGGAATCAAAACCTGCAGAAGAAAAACCACCAGAACCTACACCAGAAAAGAAAACAGCACCTGTTGAACCTATTGATTTAGATAAGTATGAATTAAATAAAGATTTATTAAATAGAGTATTATCCATTTCAAAGAAAAATCTTGCGATTACAGTGGGTGGTTCAAAAAAGGTATTTCGTAGAAAAAAAGATAATCAAACATTATATGATTTAACAGTGCCTGAATTAATTGCAGAACTTGCAGAAACTGGTGGTTCAACCTTTGATGATTTTAAGATATATGATTACACCTATGCTGATTTACAAACGAGAAGGGAAAATTTTTTAAAGAAAAAGAATGCTGAAGGTAAATGGGACTTTGCTACAGAGGGAAGAATATTTGCAAAGGAATGGGATTTGGCAAAGGCCTATGCTGCAAGTGTTGGAAATTCACTTGCCAATGCTGAAAGTTTTAGTATTGCGGCGACACAGTCTGTAGAAAGACGAAAAGAGAAACTTAAAACTTCATAAAATAGTTTATAAATAGATATATGGCAGGATTAATACAATCAGATAAGAGTATCACAGGCGATACATCAAAGGCTCGTGTAGTTTCTAAAAGGAAACCACATAGAGATTTAGATTTATCTCTTAAAATACATCCAATACGAAAGGATATTATACCTTTAAAAGATGATAATGCGATAAAAAATGCATTAAGAAATTTATTGGTTAGTAACTTTTATGACCGACCATTTGCAATTGATAAAGGTGCAAATTTAAAAGGTTTATTATTTGAGCCTGCAGATGTATTTACACAAATCGCATTAAGAAAAAATATAGAGACTGTAATAGAAAAATATGAACCAAGAGTTGCAATAAGGGAAATCGTTATTAATGATGAATCTGAAATGAATGCATATAGAATTTTGGTTAATTTTAAAATAAAAGAATTTGATACCAACGAAAGTGTTGAAATCATATTAAGAAGGTTAAAGTAATATGGCTAGTAATTTAAATGTCACAGAATTAGATTTTGAACAAATTAAACAAAATTTAAAAAATTTTTTAAAACAACAAAATGAGTTTAATGATTATGATTTTGAGGGTTCAGGGTTAAGTGTTTTATTAGATGTACTTGCATATAATACACACTATAATGCCTTAAACGCACACTATTCATTAAACGAGGCATTCCTTGATTCAGCACAGATTCGTGGTAATGTTGTTACCAGAGCAAAATTATTAGGATATACTCCTAGGTCTGTTTTATCACCAAGAGCACAAGTCAATTTAGTGGTTGATGTTTCTAGTGTTGTGGGAACTTTACCAAGTGTCCTTGAATTAGCTAGAGGAACAAAATTAAAAACAATAGTAGAAGGCGAAGAGTTCCAATATGTTGTTTTGGAAACTCAACAAGCAACTTTAGTAGGATTAACATATACTTTTAGTAATGTTGTATTATTAGAGGGTAATGTCCGAGAACTTAAATATAGAGTTGATAATGATATAGAGAATCAGAAATTTCAACTTACAGATTTAAATGCTGATACATCATCATTAAGAGTTCGTGTTCAGGAAAATGAGCAATCATCTGCATTTGATATTTACACTGCATTCGAATCATTAAAAAATGTGGATGCTTCAAGTAAAATTTATTATTTACAAGAAAATGCCTCTGGTTATTATGAGGTATATTTTGGAGATGGCGTAACCGGATTTAAACCTTTAAACAATAATATTGTAACAGTTGATTATGTTACAACCAAAGGTAAAGAATCAAATGGTGCTAATTCATTCTCAATGGTGGATAATATTGGAGGTTATTCTAATATTACAGTTACAACTGCAGTTAATGCATCTGGTGGTTCAGAGGCGGAAACACTTGAATCAATTAGATTTAATGCACCGTTAACATTTACAACACAAAACAGAGCTGTAACATCAGAGGATTATGCAGCCATTATTAAAAAAGAATTTACCAATATTGATTCCATATCAACATGGGGTGGAGAGGATAATGACCCACCAGATTATGGTCGTGTTTACATATCAATTAAACCTTTATTATCTAATGCATTAACAACTGCAGAAAAAAATGATATTACTGGTGCAATATTAAAAGGTAAAAATGTTGTTTCTATTACCCCACAAATTGTTGACCCAAATTTTACAAATTTAGAAATTGATTGTAATTTTAAATATAATCCAAACTTAACAGATAGAAGTTCAGTTGAATTAGAATCAGTTGTAAGAGATACTATTTCAGATTATAATTTTAATAACTTAAATAAATTTGATGGTGTGTTTAGACATTCACAATTAACAAGAGCAATTGATAATGCAGACCCTGCGATATTAAATACTGTTATTCGACCAAGAATGTTCCAATATATTACACCAACAGTAGATACAAATAGTGTGGTTGAATTACAAAATCACACACTAAGTTTTGTTGCACCATTTTTCCAATCTGGTCAATCAACAAAATTTATTTTAACATCAACTGCATTTGGTTTAGCAAGTGACCCAACAACAGAGCATTTCTTTGGTGATTTACCAATTGCTGGTTCAACAAATAGAACAGTGGTTGTTTATAAAATAGTAAACCAAGAGAATGTTATTGTAATTAATGATGCTGGATTATTAGAACCAGAGCTTGGTAAATTAACATTAAATAATTTTAGACCTAATAATACAAATCAAATTAAAATTACTGTATTACCTAATTCATTGGACCTTGCACCAAAGCGTAATCAGTTAATCTCAATTGATAATAATTTTGTTACCATCGTACCAGACATTGATACAATTGCAGTTGCTGGTTCATCTGGTAGTATTACATATAACACAACACCTAGATTTAAATAATGGCACACAGACACTCAATATCAGGAGGTATAGTAGAAGTTGATAATTCAACACTACACGAAACAAAGGAGGATGTCCGCCTTGACCAATTATTACCACCTGATATATTAGAAGATAAAGTTAAATTACAATCTTTTTTAGAATCATATTATACGTTCATGAATATGGACGAATTTATATATCAGGAAACAGAAACATTTTCAGATGTTGTTTTAGATAATGTTGCAAGATTTAGAATACCAGACCCTAATAATACAAATGATAGATTTTTTACAGATGAAACAGGTGCAAGTTCAACTCTTGTATTAACATCACCAACTGGTAATTCACCTGCTGAATTTACTTTTAACGGTTCGTCATCATCTATTGTTAATACTACAAATAATACACTTGACCTAACAGAGTTTCAACAAAAGGCATTACCGATAGGAACAAAAATTGTATATGATACTGGAGACGGAACAGCAATTGGTGGATTAAGTGATGATACTCAATACTTTATTATAACATCAAATGAAGGTAGTATACAATTAAGTTCAACGGTTGATGGTAGTGCTATTAATTTATCATCGGTAGGAGCTGGTACACTTCATAGTATCAAAGGCGCGTTACCAACAATGTCGATACCTTTATCAGATATTAATGTAGCAGTAACAAATGGTAATGACCTTCCTGGTTCTCTTGCTGATTCAACTTCTGAAATAGGTAAAACATTTACTGTAAATGGATTAAGTTCATTTAATAATTATACAGCAAAATTAACAACAATTGTAAAATATTGGGTAGGACCGGGCCCATCATGGGTCATGAATAATATCGAATCGGCAATGGATATCGATAAAAATGAAGATAACTATTTGGAATTAATGCAGAAAGAAATTGCTTCTGCTATTCCTAGAGATGTTACTGTAAATAAAAGAAACCTTTATAAAAGAATTATTGATTTTTATAAGGTAAGAGGTTCAGCAGATGCTGTTGAAATATTCTTTAGGTTATTGTTTAATGATAATGTAGAGGTTGAATTTCCATATAATTCAACCCTAATACCATCATCGGGTGGTTGGGACCAACCAGAAACAGTAGTTACATCAACCAATGGTGCTGTAAATAATAGCACATCAGTTACAATTATCGCATCAAATGTAAATATTAGACTCTCATCTAAATTAGTTGTTGGTACAACATATACACTAACAGATGATATTAGAGTAGAAGCAATTGATGGAGCATCAATTACACTTTCATCACCGGTTACATTAACTGATGGCCAGGAAATTAATTTTGTACCAAGAGGAATATATTTAGATAAAAAAGGTTTTCTGTCTGATACAATTAAAATACAAGATAGTTTAAGATATCAAAAGTTCTCATACCTTATTAAAACAGGTAAAAATTTATCAGATTGGGAAAATGTATATGATAAATTAGTACATCCAGCTGGGTTTGTATATTTTGCAGAAATATTAATCTTCTTAGAATTATCAAGGAAAATTTTAGGTGATGATAGCTTTGACCCAGAAATATTAAGATGGGACGAATTAACAAAAATAATTAGAAGAGTTTTATCAGCAATGCCAATCAGACAACCAGGTATTGTTGGTCCCGAGGATATTCCAATTCTTGTGGAAATGTTCGCTTCTATATTCCTTCCTGGAGTTGAAGCCAAGATACATAAATCAGGAACACTTTCACTTGGATTAAAAAATGGCGTTGTTACGTCAACATTAGTAACAGATGGTGGTAGTGGATATACATCTGCACCTGTAGTTACAGCCTCTGATGCCGGTGCAGGAACACTATCAACATTTTCACCAGGCGAAGGGTATACTCCACAAACAGCATTTACAGCTGTAATAACAAATGGTTCAGTTTCTTTAATTACAATTAATAGTGGTGGTAAGGATTATAATGTTCCTACCTTGACTATTGCAGCGCCCTCAGCAATCACGTTTGACGGTTCAGACGATGAAGTAGCTGGTGTAGGTATAGTAAATTTAACAGATAACACTATTAAATTAACAAACGATGAACAGGCGGCGTTACCAGTCGGTGCATTGGTCACATATGATTCTGGTGGTGGTACAGCAATATCTTCAACTCCTC